CTCTTTGAGCTGATTGATTCCTGTTCCTTTTCCGTTACCAACCCAGTCGCCATAGTCGGTTCTATAAGGATAATCTGCCAGTCTGTTAAAGTAGGTATAGGCAAAGTTCTTTACCTCATTAGAATGTGGAGGTGTTAGTGCAGTGAATTGCTTCACATACTCTTCTGCTTTCTGTTTACTAAACAGATAGGCTGGACTAATCATGGGATCACTGAATGGTTGAAGCACGATCAGTGTTACTGGAAAGTCACTCTCCAATGTAGAAGCACCATCTTCAGTTACAAGTTGGACATCTTCTTGAATGAGATACTTAACTATCCAGTCATGTGCGTGTCCAATACTACTAAATATCTTTTCAACCATATTATCCCACCTTTATATTCTTGTAGTATCTCGACCCAGTAGCTCCTGATTGTTTGTTGTACTTTGCACTAACTCTAGCATGATACGGGATTAGAGCAGGTTCTGTCTGGTAGAATACAATCTGTGCAATAGGCATTCCACTAGTTAGTACGATGGGTCGAATGTTTTCATTGGTCATTTCCAATGTGATTGTCCCTTCGAATCCACAATCAATCCATCCTCCAGTTTGGTGTACTGTAATCCCAAGTCGAGCTAGAGAGGATTTACCCTCAATGGTAGCACATATATTGTTAGGTAGTCGAATACTTTCCATCGTTTCAGCTAATAGGAAGGCCCCTTTAATAAGAAGAATCCTATCAGCAGTGACAGCAGTAAGACCAAGGCGAGTACTGTCTTCGTCATAAGGGTCGATTTCTTGGGTAGCGTAGGCAACATCATATCCTGCGAAGTTATTGTTTAGTCTTACATCAATACTATTTGCCTGGATAGCTCCCTTTGATAAAGGTATGACACCAATAGTTCCAGCATCAATGAGATCCTTCAACTGCCAATCCACTAACACTGTCATCTGTATCCTCCACTTTATCGACTGTTATTTGCAACCCAGTATCTACCCCATCTGCAAGCTTCCACTGACGTGGATCAGTCCAGATCTCAGGCTTCATGATTACAGCGTTCTCTTTAGCGAACTGCTTATCAATCACATACATCTGCATGAACCAAGTCATCCATGATATACGTGCACGGAACTCTGGATAGTTTACGAATACCCAGACCATCTTGTCAAGCATGCCTCCAAAGATCTTCTTCATCTCTTCATCGTATTCGTGTCGCTGGTATACACCTCTCAGTGATAACATGACATGGTTGTTGGTATTCTGCCAGTATGGTTGATCTGGATCCCAGAATTCTGGTCCGATTGCAACTGATTCAAGTAGCATACCAATTTCCATCATACGAGCTTTTAAATCTTCTTGTACTTTCATCATCCACATCCTCCGTTTATCATATCCCACAACTGACCTCTTCCGACAGGATACCAGTTTTCTGGATGGAAGCTGACTATTCCCAGTCTTGAAACTTCATCGTAGTTAAATTCTGTTCGGTGTTCATAGAGGTATTCTATTAGCCAATCGAGAGATCTTTGAATACCTAAATCGGTAGCATATTGTTGCTCAAGATAGTCCCATCCCTTAGTCAGATGGTAGATTCTATCTTCTCGCTTCTCATGCACGAAATAGTTTAATCGTTCAGCATGCAATAGGTTACAATGAACCTCATGAGTCTCTCCGCACCATAGTGGATACAACTCAATAAATCTGTGCATTAGGTATCCCATCCGCTCTGAATACATTGAGTCGGATTTGTACAATGCCAGTAGAAGTCCAGCACCTTTTGATACAGCCATCTTGTTAATCCAGCCACATCCTTTCATGAGTATTGGTATCTTCCTAACATACTCATCATGTATGTGTGTAGCTAAAACTTCAGATGGAAGTATCTTTTCATTCTCAGCTGTTAGCCACTCCTTCTTGATGATAAGGTTCTTTAGATCGTTGAAGGTCTTATGGCCAAACACTACTCCCATGAGTAGTTCATTCTTATCTTTAAGATGGAAGTCCTTTCCATCTCCATCCTTGTAGTAAAATGATGTTACTTTCATAGTTAAAACCACCTCTGAAGATCTTGTTGACCTAATACTTCAGCTTCCCATGATAATCCAACACTCTCGATTAAGCTTTTCATTTTCATTTCTATTGTCTTGGTGGCCATAGTTTGCCAATCAACCATGCAAACGGCAAATACAGCAGTGTCATCAGTATCATCATCGATACATATACAATCTGGATGGCCAGTACAATAAAGTAACTTAGGTTTCTTGTCTGATCTAAATTGGATTCCAAGCAGGGTTCTCCCAACTTCTCTACCTCGTACCCAAGGACTACTTCCAGGTTGCATGTGTGTACGACCTTTTGATAACCCTTTCGGAATCGCAAGTTGCCGTAGTGGAATCTCTCCCTTAAGAACTTTATAGTACGCATCTTTAACCATCCTAGCTGCCTTCTTAGTATCTCTCTCGATTAGTACTGTAGGAAAGAACTCTTTCATGAGTGCTCTTGATACTTCAGCAGTATCACTTCTCTTAACTTCAAGACCTGTATAGTCAACTTCTGGTGGCATCTTAGATAGATCTTTACCATCTTTCCATATTAGAACACCTGCATATCGTTTCTTAGCAGCTTCTTCACTACCACTCTTCTTCTTAAACATAAGCGTTGAGTATATCTTCTCAAGCTTAAGTGTAGGTGCTAAATGATCAGCTACATGTAGTGATCGAGCCCACTCGAGGAGATATATGTTAAGTGTATCTTCAATAATCTTACCTTCAGCAGATGTACGAACAGGTTTAAAGAATGTAGAGTCTGTATCTCCATATACAATCTCATATCCTAATCTCTGTATCTCTCCGTGAAGAGCAAGTGATATCTCTCTACCTTTCTTTGTTATGAAGGCAGCTAGTTCTGGTTTGTGTAAACGAGCACCAGTAAACGCTAGATATCCATAGAAGGCATTGATCACATACTTCAAGGATTGTTCAGACGTCAACATAGCTTTACTTGCTTTACCTTCTATCTTTAGACGTCTCATTACATCTCTAGCCTCCATAAGTTCTACGATCACCTTCGGAATCATGCTTAGTCTATCTGGAGAGATATTGAATGCCAATATTATAGATGGGTATAGAGCTTTTAGATCTGTAGTTCCAACCCATTCATGCACCCCATAGTCTGGTTGTAGTACCAAAGCACCCTCATAGTTAACCTTCTCTGCATCATGTTTCTTAGTAGGAAGAGGCATTACCTCACCCATATCTGCAATTCGATGCATTAGGTATAACTCAATGATCTTACTTCGATGTAAGCAATCAGTAATTTTGATCCCAGTCATTCGTCTAAGTGCTTCGTAGAACTCGATGAGCCCAGTTTCCTGATGAATCTTGCCAAGAGCCAGGACATCATTACGTCCATAATCCACAAGCGCCTTCCAATCTTTAGTGTCAACCAAGCGTCGAATCTGATCGCCTTGGTTAGTATAACTCCATCCAGTTTCATGTTCTACCACATACTTCAATGTATAAGATACAAGCTGTCCTTTTGGTTTACTCCAATCCTTATAGAAGATGTAAGAGTCGAATATCTCTCTACCAGTGAATCTCTCAGCTGTAGGATATACTTGGGGCCATCGTGATAATCGTGAGATATCTACTTTCAAGCGGGAGGCTCGTGCTATAATGTAAGGAATATCAAATGCTATGATATTCCATCCAGCAAGTATATCAGGGTCTGTACTCCAAACCCATTCACAGAATGCTCGAATCACATCTTCTTCAGTATCAAAGTTACGTTGATCCTGATCTACTACTCCATATCCAAATGTAAATATACGTACCTGTTTGGTGTAGGAGTCCATTACTTGTATTTGACAGATTGGCCACTGTGGATCTTCCCAGGTTGGCATTACATCTGCTGGAGAGTTAACTTCAATATCAAACTTACATACACGTGGAGATACCATAGGTATATCGACCGGAGATCCAGTATCGGTAAATCCATACATGATCTTGTGATCAATTAGATACCTCATATCATACACGATATCAGCTTCACATGTGAATGAGAATAATCCACGTACCTTAGGTACATCTGAAGGTAATGTTGTAAAGCATTTCGTTACACGTCTCCCGAAAGCATCAAGGAAGCCTTCTTTGATCTCTACAATTTCATGCCTATCTCGTAAGCCTAGGACTTCAGCTTCTGGTGCATAGAAGTACGGACGTTGATCCCCAAACCCAATTGCTTTAGTACTGGTAAGATTATCAGCATCCCTTCCAAAAAGGATAGTGATGGGTTTTCCATTTCTCATGGTCCACAATGAACCTGACCATACATAGTTTGTCATTTTCTCCACCAGTACAGACACCAACCAGGTGTGAGTATAATCAGTATGAATGTTCTTGCACTAAATAAGCAGTCGGGGTTTGGCCAAAAGCCATTCCATATGAACTGCCAGGTTGTTTTGCTATATAGAGCTTCCTGTCGTTTTATCTCAATGCGGCCTACCATAAGCGTACCAGTACCTGTCACAACCGAATATGACTGTGTCAATGCGTTGCCATAAACTTTTTCTATGCTTGCAATTTACTCTTGCACAAGTTCCACATCGTTTCATGTGTGATCTGTTCTCCACCTGAATCCAGGATCAGGATCAATTATGAGAAGTCGATTTTCTCCACGTGCTGGATTGAAGGTAGGTCGCATTACAATTGATCCATCAGCTTTCCTATAGTAGAAGCTATCTTCATTTACAGGTCGCCGACTTATACAAAAGCAGTTAACACAACCATAATGTGTATTTAACATCCATACTTCACCCACTTGGGTGTACCATATTCCAAGAAAGTTTATACTTCCTTCTGAACCACAATGTGCACACTTCATTCTGGACATCTCCTATGATGAACTGGACAGTCAACTGTATTGTCATCTATATGAGTACACACCTCATGCGGACATGCATGGAGATCTGGAAAGTGTTGACACACTACAGCATCTGGACATATCATGGAATCACTATCCCAATGATTGCGATTGCAACTCCAATGATCAGTATCAACCAATCTCTTCGTTCGTAACTAATACCAACTACACATCCAGCTATAAGCATTAGTATCCAACCGATCATGTAGGAAGCTCCAGTTCTTTATAGATTGGACCTTCCATGTTACAGAATCGTCTTAGCATCTGAATGTTTTTACACACATTCAACTCTAATGATACGGTTGGTCTTCCACTCCATGCTAGATCAAGTCGATCCTTGATGACTCTTCCGTCCTTTTTAGGATCTCTTGTGATCTGCCAGGCATCTTTCAGATCAACATTGTTATAAGCTGCTGATACAGCTATTGACGAATCGATTGAGCTGAATCGTCCTCGCATATTATATACCTCAAGGAGGTTATCCCATCCGAAAGCATGCGTGTACCTGTGAGGTGGTAAGTCCAAAAACTTATGTAAGGAGCCCCGATCGTAGCCCAACCGGTAGCTGAATATCGAAATACCGAGTGCAAGGTCCTCATGATGTTTCACTAGGTTCCATTGTCTCATCATTTCATTGGGTCGTTCATGTAGGATACACATCATCTGAATATTATCTGCAAGGTATCCATCAGATCCGTGTCTATTAAGAAGCTCATTGGTCATGAGACCTGTCTCGTATCCATCGTTAAGTTTCTCAGGACCAACTACAAAGACTCTATCAGCATCAAGCTGTCTAGCAATTGCTATCATTGCATTGAAGTTAGCAGCTGTTGGCTTCTCATATAGGTCATTATCTAATATGACAGTCTCGAAGTGGTGACTCAGATAGAACTCCTGATATTTCTTAATGTCCCACAAATGTGAAAGCATAAAGACATGTTTACAATCCATCATGTCTAGTGTAGGAAGCAATCCTACAGGAGTGATAGGCATATAGTTCATATTTTCTTCACCTCAATCATACCATCTTCATTGATGGATACAAGATCGCCTGTCTTAATTGTCCTAGTAGCGTTGCCCGTTCCAACTACACAGGGTACTTTGAACTCTCTTGCAATTATTGCTGCGTGGCAGCCGATGCCACCCTCGTCTGTAATGATTCCCATCAGTAAGTGCACATGCTGTGCAAGTCCTGATCTTGGATGTGAAGTGACAAGGATGGTACTGCAATTTCTTGGAAGCACTAATCCTTCCAAGTGGTTGGTTACTAGAGCAATACCAGTACATGGACCAGGATATACCAGCTGTCCATTACCTTCACGGAGTTCTACTTTTTGAAAGTCACGATCTCTCAATGCTACTAGTGCGCTTTCCATGGCCTGTTCTATATCGATACCACGTAGAGCCACATAAGTACACGCTTGAAGTAGGAAGTGTCCTGCATCGTTAACCTCACCTGCTTGGGAACCAAATGGTCGTGCTGTTGGATTTAGAATCTGGTCATGGGTCATGTGGCTTAATAGGTGCCCGAATTGACTCATCACAATGGAAGCACGCATCTCCACATCACTTCGACCATCTTCAGAGAATCTTAGTAGATCCTCTTGCAGACTTTTAAGATCAATCATTTGATCACCTTAATCTTCTTGTTCGATTCAAGTTCGGTAACAATATCGTTCCATGTTGGATTGATCAAGGTAGAGATGTTTCCTCCAAATCGATCACCTCTAAAGATAACTTGACGATCATTACCAATCTTTTTCATCTCAATGATGACATCAAACCAGTAGTCGGTCTTTTTCTGCCATTTAGCTTTGTCTGTTCCGATATCGCCACCTTTAGTATCTACCATTGCTTCGGCTTTAAAGGACCCAAGTACATTCCATTTCGAATGTAGTAGCATCATGATGAACTGATTGTAGCGTTTGTTGGCATGTCCCCACTGAAGACGTCCTGGATCTGTGAAGTTCTGTTCATCCTTCCATATCCCGAGCCAGTCCCAGATATCTGTTCCAGAATCAATCACAATTGTACCTTTTGGGAAAGGTGTAACAAATGCCCATTGATCCTCACTGAGTCTAGCTGTTCCATAGAATGCCATCTCTTCCAGTACATAACTAATAGTATCTGGATTAGGTATGTAGTCTGGAGTGGTGAGACCTACAATAATCTCGAGTACTGTAGCATGTTCTTTCTCTTTCAGGAAAGTTTCTACCTTATCATTACAGGCAATATAATCTGTAAGAACATCTACGGCATCTCGTGCAGCATCAAGTGACTTTACAAGATCAACTTTTCCGCCCTCTTTATCGGCCATGTACAACACTTGTGACACATGCACTTGCTTTTGTACATCTGCTGAGAACTGATTCTTGTTTAGTGACCATGATCCTTCTGTGTCTATACCATAAATTGGCAATGGACACGTGAAAGCTAGATGAGTCTTTCCCACCTTAGCACGTGAGTATACAGCAATCTTTAGTCCGGAGACATGCTCCAGTTCGGTTGAGGGACGAAAAACATCGCGTATGCTTTTTGGTACACGTCCCACTTCTACACTTTTACCTTTCGGTCCTGATGCTAAACCCATAGTATCACCGTTAAGATCATTGGACTACCAATAATCTCATGAGTGGCTGCAGGTATGACCTGCACTCGCATTACCACCCAACCATCTAGGACTCTTTCTCTCTGAGTCTCCTAGGGGACCGTGCATGCACATTATTTCGTTACCTGTCCCAGTGCAAAGGTGCAGCTACGTCATGGGGTTTCTCCTCTAGGACGCGTATTTTCCCATGATACCCGACGTCTCGGGGAATTTGCTAGTCTGGAGTGAACCAGGTTCTTCTAGCACAAAAAAAATTAGGAGTATAAGACATCATCCAGGGACCGGACGGCACCTGCGACTTTGTCTGATTCAGGATTGGAGGCGAAACCGTATACGGAAATGTTCTTCCGGACTTCTTTGGTTTCTTTATCGACCGATTCACCAGTCTTACCAATGACAATGATCTCATTTCCAGCACCGAGCGACTCACATTCTGTGATAAGAGCTTCATCAGCTGCAAAGCACATGTACCCATCTGGATAGGTCTCATCGGTGATGACAATCATATAGGAGCTTCCCGCAGCTCTTGCTGCAGTTACTGTTCCTTTAGTCACAACAGGCTTGTTCTTGGCCATGTCGAAAACATCTCCAAGAGGTACAGCCAGGTCATCTTTCTGGGCCACTGTATCTACAGCCTTCCAGTAGACTATATCATCGAGCATGCGTACATGCTTAACTCCTGGGGAGTTCTTCGGGATAGTAATGTACCCCTTCTTGCTCATTGTTCCGAATATCTGATATTCATGTCCCATCTGGACATCAAAGTTGCCGAATGCACGAACAAACTTTCCATCCACAATGAAGTATGCATCCCGTTGGATATTCTCTCCGAGAGCTTTTCCCCACCGAGAGTTCTTCATTTTCTGGGTATCGGGATCAATGAACTGACGGTTGTCTGCCCAGACCGGCACGGCGTTTCCATGCGTGTCCTTGATCTGCTTGCCTTTGTCATCGAGTTCAAACACGACAGCACCGGCTGAGTCAACCACGACATACTTCTCTGCGACCGCAGTTGTTGAATTTTGGTCCCAGATTTCCTTGGCCTTCATCTTGGCGAAGTTATTCGAATCTTGTTTCTTACCAAATCCGACACAGAGACCTGATATAACTTCAATCTTGCTCTTGGTCAGGGTATTGATAGCTGCAGTCATTGTCTTTGCAATAAACTCGGGAGTTGCTGCTGGAAATTTCTTCTTAATAGCATCTTCGAGTTGTTTCACTTTGGCCTCAGCGTTAGCTTGAGTCCAATCATTTTTTACGAGTGTATCTACATAGGGTTTCATGTTTATGCCTCTTTGAGTGCTTACACAAGTTGAGGTGCAAGCCGAGTACTAGAGTACCTTGATACCGAGTGCAAGGAAGGGTCTTCGCCAGCATCGATGTGCATAGTAGGTAGAACCCTCCCAAGTTATCTGACAGAGTAATCCTTTATCAACCATCCTCATTAGGTAATATCGGGCCAGTCGGATGTCAATTTTGAATAGTTCAGCAATTGAGGTGATAGTGTACATCTCATCGATCGTCCACTCCCTTGTCACAAATAGTGCTATCCGTTCCGATAACACTTCTGTATAGAACGATGTTTCCATCTTCTCTAACAAGTTCCACCTCCAGCTCTGGATGCTTCTTCACATACATAAACAGTGCACTATACACCTGTTGAAAGTCGCGTCCAGTCTTACTTACATCCACTTCAGCACGGGGAAGGTCTGTATCACGAAAGTCATCCACGATCTTTTTGGACTTAACTCTCCTGATCCTATCCAGGCTGCATGGTATGATTACACTGGCCATATAACATCACCTCTTTGGACACTGTTAGCCCAAAGCCTAAAAGGAGTTGCTCGGGAACATTCTCTATAGGTGGTACTGCGAATGTGATGTATAATGGGATGTTATAGATACGGCATTGTACTTGTAGCTTATGCTTCATTTCAAATACTCCACCTTCTACACAATGTACCATCATCACACCTGATAGCTGTTCCCATGGTATCAGATTAACATCGACTGTCTGGTGATTACCAACTACAAGTAGCATGATCACCAGCCACCAATGTTAACTCACGCTGCTGGCTTATCAGCAGCTTTCTTTGCCTTCGGTTTACGCACCTTAGGCGCTTTTTCGACTGCGGTGAGAACAATTACTGCACCGGTTGCCGGATCTTTCTTGACTTCGTACATGTTGGTGATGATAGTCGAGAAATAGGACTGGTCGAGCTTAACCTCTTCGATGTTGCCCGCAGCGTCGACTGTGCTCATGAGTTCCTTGACTGTGTTACGAAGGGTCGCTTGTGAGAGTTCGGTGATGCCACGCTTTTTCATTGCTGCGACGATGTTTCGAACATTGTCACGGATGGAACCGGCCTTCTCGCCTTTGACACCTTTTTCTGCCTGCTTTGCACTGATGCTGTCGTACAGCTTTGCCAGATCTTCTGCGTTTACCATGTTACTTCTCCTACCAGCTTGCTGGTATATGCGTGTCTCCTCTTGAGTTCTCCAAAAGTAGTCCGCATATATATATGGATCTTAATAGTATTTATATGTTTGTTTTTGTTGAAGACCTTACGGATCTTAAAGAATTGCAACAACTAGTGAAGATCCTGACTCCCCATCTTCATCCACGCTTACAGTGTGAGCACGGTCAGGGAATACAATTAGTACAATCTCTGATAAGATATCACACATAGTCTCACAAGATCCTAGATCCTGATCATTGACCTGCCTACTAAAGTTATCCCGTAATAAGTTTAATACCATATGGAACTCAAGCTCCCGATCTACATCAGGTAATACTTCAAGCTCAACACGGACATTAAAGGTATGACGATGCTTAGAAGAAAGATAGCGGACAATCATTGGGGCATCCGGATAACGGTGAAATCCAATAAAGCTCCATGTCACCCAGATAGTTCTAGTCATTGAGCACCTCCTCATACTTGGTTGTAATGGTTACTGCAAACTGTTTACTACAGTTACAGCAAATATTCCGTATGGGGTGTCCACCTTTTCGAATATCAGGGGATCCGCAGATTGGACATTCAACGTTAACACGAACTAACATTTGACACTCTCTCTCGGTCTACACACGACTTACGGTATCCGTTACACTTCATGCAATTGATATCACACATGCTACCGAGAGCAATTTTGTTATAGAAGGCATGGGGACATTTTTTCACCCGCTTACGGGCTGGCATCTGATATCGCCTCTTTAGCTTCATCAATCGTGAAGAGTTCAAATTCCTCCTTTATCTTATCGACTAGCTTTGTTCTGACATTGTCATCAACATTGTCGAACGCATCAGCTAGGAGTTCAAATTCATCTACATGATCCATAGCTAGTAATACTGCCAGGATATCATCAGCAGAACTATGTACGTTCATTACCATTCCTCACTTGGATAGTCGTCAGGGTCTAATCCCATCATCCGAGCTACATGAATTAGATGTGATCGCATACGGCAACCACCCTGTTTAGCAAAGTTTCGTTCACACCATGCATCTGGTGGCTCTTCTCTACCTCCTGGACTCCATTGGTAATCTATACAATGTGGACACATATTAAGTGCCTCATTAACAGGAATAGCGTGTTCCCGAAAGATCCAATGAGATACTTGTCCATCCATTCGGTCTGGTAGAAATGATAAGAATCGTCCATAGCATACAGGATGATAATCTCCTGTTAATGCACGTAAGGAGTTAAACCAGGTTTCCATATCGTTATCGTGACGATTCTTCCATATATGATAGTCGGTTATTTGATCATTCATTACAACCTCTGGTAGTGGCCACATTCTGGACATGTCCATGCTACTGGCACAATTTCAGGTGTGAGGTTAGGCTGACCATGATATTCACGGTATGTCTCTACATTATCATCTGATAGATGTTCAAAGTAGAATCCAGCACCACACTCTTCACAGAAGATAAGGTCCTTGTGTACTTGACACTTCTGGTTCCTAATACAATCGGAGGACCCTTCTCCACATCCAGTACAAATGTTCACGTTTTGTTTGGTCATAACTGATCACGTAAGCAAAGTCGAAGATTCTCGTTCTTCTCTTTGAGTCTACGAACTCGTTTAGATAGTGTAACTGCAAGTTCAGTTTCAGATTGTAGTGACTTAGTTACATCAACTAGGTTGAGTTCACTCTTATTTGCAACCTCGTGAAGTTCATTAATACGAGTTTGCTGACGAGCTATTATCTTACTAAGCTCCTGTATTCGCTCACTCTGGTTATCGATTATGCTCTGCATTTGAGCTTTAATCATTCTACCTCCATTCTACTTAAGTGTCGAATAACTGCACATAGTGAAGTTCCGAACACTTCACCTCCAGGCATCGGGCAGGTATGACATGCTAAGTTCTTACTTAAGCACATATCATGTACCTCGATAGCTGCTTTTCGTAGCTCATGGAGGCGTTGTCGCATCAATGTCTGTGCTGTCATCATCATCCTTATCTAGGAACATAAGATCCTGGCATGTCTGACATAGTCCAGAAATGTTATACTCATCTAGATCTTTCTGATCTTTGAAGTCCTCTAACCTAATAGGAGTATCACAAAAAGCACATCGTGCTCTCTCAACTCTATCTACTGCTACGTTATATCCGATAGCTCGTAGTAATCGTTTTGTATGGTCTTGCACAATAATCAGTCCATAATCGTAACATCCTCACGATCACGATCTTGCTCTTCTCGTGTAGCATCGCATTCTGGACATGATCCATCATCATTAAGACGATCACCACACTTAGAACACCACTTCCATTTAGCGTGTCGAGAAGCATCAAGAGAGTTTACATCAGTTTTTGCTAGTATAAACTTTACAGCGGTACTCCAAGCTCCACCATATTCAATAAAGATCGCGTGGTTTAACCCATGTTGAGTCTCTACAATAACTGAATCTCCAGGTTTTAGTCCTGCTATACAGGTTCCAAACGTATAGCTACGTTCTGGTGAATCTGGGAACATTACCTTACAATACCATCTCTTCACCAACTTAACCGTCTCCTGTTAGGTTACTTCTTCCGTGAGAACTTCACCAACATCTTCGAGAATAGCTATAACCATATCGTAGTCCAGTGTATTAAGAGATGATATGTCTCCATCATCAATTATATCACGATAGTGCTTTGCGATAATACGGATCCCTTCTGTCCCGTATTTTTGTTTTAGTTGATCAAGTGTTCGTCTTCCCATGATTCACATCCTTAAATGGATTTGATATTCTAATATACCCACATTGGGCATAGTAGCGACAGTCTTTACAATTATCACCATAACATTCATCTGTCATGGGTCACCTTTGCAGAATTTACAGTTGTTGTCCTCTGCACTCTTTCGCTTACAAAAGAAGCAAATGTATTCGATACATGGATAATCTCCAGGCTTTCGTTTTGTTGTCATTGCATTGCAGTATCCTTCTCCACACTTACCGATGCAGAAGTCTGCTCCATCCTGTGCTATTTGTATTGCACAACTATCTCTCACTAACATAGTCAAGCGATCCTCTAGATGGTTCATCTTCTCTACAGCTATTTAAGGTAGGTGTTACCTTAAACTTGAACACTCCACAGACATCTACTGGCATTTCCACATTAGGAGCCATGTGCATCTGAATGTTATTATAGATGTCATTCCTAATGAACTGTTCTGCAGCATCTGCTGAGTCAAATGTGTGGTATGTTTCTTCTCCCAAGAATCGTTTAGTAACAGTAACTATACCTGTTCTAGTTGCTCTCATTGCTGCATCAATTACTTCACGTACAGTTGTCATAGACTCCTCACATAATCTAGGTACTCCTGATAGACTACTGATATCCTGGCGTTTACTTGCTGACGAGGAATGGGATTATCCATGCTGTCATGTCCGAGATATTTTATAGTCTTTACCACACCCATATGGTGTGGGAAGAATGTAGCCCACACTTGTAATAGGTAGGGTGCTTTATCAGAGGTCCATTTATCATTCATCAGATACACAGATGCTCCATACTCTTTGTATGTCACTGTTATACAGTGATTCCATTTCATTGGATCTGCATCTTTGATAGCTCGCAGAAAAGGAATAGCATCTTCCATTGGCATTACTATGTAGGGACGATTAACTACATTCCTCCTTGGCTTTCTGTAGTCTGTAATTCGATGTACACATGTGGTGTTACCCAAATCACAAGTCATACATTGCTCAAGGGAGGGTCCCTCAGGCTGCTTTAAACATACTAATAAGTATCCCATAGTTGTCACCATTCGCTGCAACTTTAAAAATGTTAACTGATATGTCTATAGCACGTCAATCTTGACCTACTCATAGCTGCACATACTGAACAATTGCATGTGTGGGGTATTCCACACACCTCAGTAGCAGGTGCTATACAAACTTTCAGTTCATTATCTGGATGTGAACATCCAACGATCTTGTAGGAGCAGGGAGGATGTTCAGGGTTTCGTGGTTCCTGAAACATGATCCTCCTCGAAGTCTGGACGTTCATCACCCTGTTGTTCTGTTATCCACTGATTCTGATCCATCAGTACCTTAAACCAACCATAGTCAGCTGATGGTACTGATACCAGGAAGTCCTTCATTTAATCTCACCACTTCGCTTCATCTGGATCCAAATTTTATAGACATTTAGTCTCTCCAGTTTAACGAACTCATCGAGTTCACGGAGTTCCTGTTTGGAAGGGGTCATCTAGACCGCCTTCCTAGGATAGTATTGCACCAGTTCTCGATCTGTTGAGACGCTGCTTTAACTTCATCGAGATCTAACTCAGTCATGCTTGTTGATACAGCTTGCATGTCCTGGAGTATCTCAAGAAGTTGTAGAGCATGTCTACCCTGAGGCTTCGCTGGCATCTCCGTTCCCCCAGAATATCAGAATTGCTGTACCTTGTTTCATTGAACAGCCTTCCTTAATTCGAACAGCTCGATATGTGAACTCTGTATAGTCCGGTACCATAGCCTGGTAGAAGCAATCGTTGTTTTCCTTATATTGCTCCCGAAGCTCTTTGCACACAGATCTTAAGATACCAGCTTCGGATCCGTGTAGGTAGATAGTGGTAGGACCCACTCCATGTGCTGAGATAAACTTATCGATGAGTTCATCCATCATACCTCGTATGGTAGCCTTCTTTGCATTATAGATTGCAGTGTTGCTGAATATGTTAAGTCCAGCATCACTTGGGAATTCTAGCACAACCATGTGCTGGAATCCTGTTTTTGGTTCTTGTAGTTCCATACTTACTGCTCCGCAATAAAGGTTGGTGCTACTGTCATTGTTCTTGTGCCAGTATGTTCACCAACAATTGTGTTAGTCTTCCTGTTAGTCATTGTATACTTGATATCTTTCTTGATTAGTGCTCGTTCCCACCGAAAAATGTCAAGATAGTCTATTGTGAACTCCAAGTTTGTACTTGTAACTTTCACAATAATATAACTCCTAACTATCTTCGAAGCAACTGCACTATCTTGAAGACCTTGTATGTTTGTTACTGTCAAAAGTCAACCTCCGTTAGGCCCTTATAGCCGGTTGTTGGATCGCCGTTAAAGACTATGTCGTATACATGCCACATATCGGGTCCTGATGAACGTCGTTGTTTATTCATCCAGTCTACAACTTGGTACTTAGATTTCCCAACAATAATCTGTTTGGCTACACCTGCCAACACTGCAACTTTCAGGACCTTCTCACTAGTATTTGTAATACCAACGAGAGTGATCTCTTTTCGGAGAATACCAATCATTTCATCTCTAGATGTCATCCGTAGCTCTCCAGGTAGTATGTTACCATAAACCAAGTGTGACACCCAGGACAATGTAGAGTATGTCCAGATCCCTTACCTCCATGTTGAAGTCGACCACATGATGGACATAATCTCACATTACCATAATTCTTCAACAACTTAGGTTTGATCATGGTACTCCCCAAATGTTATGAATGATTTTGTAGCAAACACGGACATATCTAGTGATCTATCTAGACCATTCGAATCTGAACGAGGAGCTACAAAGTTCCATCGCCTAATTAACGAGGCGGTAATACCTGACACTATGTATATAGTATCAGCTCGTATTGGATCAGGGAGGTTCTTATAGTCAGGATCACCTTCAAATCGTCCTATTGGAATTCCATCCACTGCTAGTTTATGTCGAAAATGTTGGTTGACCCTGACAGCATATCTGGACTTGGGAAGTTCTTGTACAACTTCCCCTGAATGGTTTAATATCCGAATTATATGTGATGTTTTATTTTCCCATCGCATCCCTGTCAAGTCTTTCAAGTTCCTTCACTCTCCTCTCCGCTGCTGGAAGTCCACCGTCTAGATGCTTCTTAATGACTATAGCATGTTCTCGACAGAGATATCCATGGAACGGATCTACTCTTGTGGGACCACTTAGGTCTCGATGAGCCATAATCCCATCAATGTCACCTCCAATTTGGTGCTCTTTGATGATCATTCCACAGACACAACAAAACGTTTTGGCTGGTAGATAGTCTGATCGCAAGCTCATTGTGTTTCTCCTTTGTCTAGCCGTGTTATGTAGCCAGCCGTTATTTCGTAACCCCAACGCTTGAATTTCCATACTGGTATATCTGGACATCCGTAACCTGTCATCCGGATTGATACTACATCAATACACTTTAGTAGTATTGTTGCACTCAATCTCGGATGATGTTGAATAAGTACACCGTATGCCTCATTGATCATGCGCTGGATTTCCACATCCGTAATTACTTTCTTGGGTGTTCCGTATCGGACACGGTTTACGAGATTTCCATACTCTAATCCACATCCGGTACAGTAACCCACCTTGTGAACCTTGTCACCATATGCTTGACGTATAACGTGCTGGCATATAGGACAGGATCCAAGGATTCTGTTGTTCGGGTTGTCACCATACATTGGTGTCACCCCGTTAACTTACGCTGACTTCTTGGCTTTCCTGGGCGCATTCGGATCGTAGTCAGGGTTCTTCTGGAAGAATGCATTGACACCGATGGTCACAATGCGATATTTCTTTGCAGATGTTCCAGCTGAACGAACACTTGAGTTCTGAACACGTGTGTCGGCCTCATCAGTCTTCTCCAGGTTGTGCAGCACATTCACCATATCACATACGGTTGCCACTGCAATTTCCTTTTTGCCTGAATCGAAGAGCCCATCGATGACTTCCCTGATCTGTTCTGCAGAGACTGCTGCATGAGCTGCACGAGTGACTTTCTCAACATCAACCTTGTCGTACAAGGCAGCATAGTCGATCTGTCCACTTGAAGTCTTTGGTATCACAATTTTTGTTGATACTGCAGTCGGTGCTTCTGTTCCTTCTCCAGTCTTGCTGGAGCCAGTTCCAATTTTTGCCATGATTCTATTCCTCCATTTCCGAGCCTTTCACTCGTGTTGGCTAGAGTGCGAGATTCTGCATGATATGCGAAATCCTGCACAACTAGCTCTCAACCAAAGAAAGGTTGGAGATTAGTTGCCAATAAACTTGGCCTCCATTACTGTGAACAATGCAGTCGATACTTCAGCTCTTGTAGGTATCCTGAAACCCAGTACACCATCCTTCGATAACTCGAGTAGCCATTGTTCAATTTCAACAACATCTTCACCTGTGAATGGAACATCTTTGATGTTTCCTGATTCATTGTAGACCAGATTACATATGCCACATATTACAGTATGCCGATCACTCTCAACCATTGTTTCTCGTCCTGATGCTTGTAGTAAAGCTTTACCGATTAGGTAAGCTTCCATATATGTTAGTTCAACATCCTCTTCACCAACACTTAGACCCACACGGTTGTTGTGAGTCTTACAGAAACTGTAAATGTGTATGTAGTGTCCCTGTACACTTTCCTCGAAATAGTCAGTTGCCATATCAATCACTCAGTTCTGAGAACCATATCTTCCAATGAATTCTCCAGTTCGTTACTCTCTGTCGTATCAGTTGACAGCTTGCACCATTAGTACAGATGTACCTCTCGTTGTATCCTGTTATGGTCGTAACAGGAATGTTAGGATTAACTTTCCAGACTTCTTCTAGTAATCGTGGATCATTAATATCACCAACTACAATCATACCATGAAGGAGTGATTTGCACCAGACATGTCCCCAGTACACATCCTGATCTATGATTCGAATATGTCTAAGTGCTATCCTTAATCTCTGAGCCTCCACCATTGGCATCTGGACATCATATGTCTTATCTGGTTTCATATGGCATCGTTCTCCGTATACCAGATGTTACAGTTGATCTGTTTGAATGCAATCTCGATACATCCTTCATCTTGGTACCAATGATTACGACCTTCTTTCATCCACATTGTTTCGGTGGTCCACTCGACATCAGGAAACATCTTTGCAAGTCTCCATCGTGCCTCATTTGTGAATGCTCTTACTCTCAAGTAGAATCCATATGTGATTGGTACTGTTGTCACATCGAATCCTTTAGGCATCTCCTTCTGGATTTGCAGAAGCTCCTTTCGGAATACAAGTGCTTCCCGAATTGGCATACTTCGTTTGTAGTGTGGTGTCATCTTCGACTTTGGCCAGGTCATATCAATCACAGATCCTGATACTCGATCATTCTGGTAACACCAGCAAGAATCTTGTTCAATGCTGATTGTAACTGTTCATGACGTTCTGCAAGATCAGCCATTGGTTCTGCTAATCTTGTATCAAGTAGCATAAATGTTGGATTGTCTAGAACGATAGATGTTATGTATAATCCAGCACTAATGCTTCTTACATCTCCAGCTGTTAGTTCTAGAAACAATGTTGGATCTCGTCCTTGCTTTGGCAATGTTACATCAACTTGATTCATAGTATCTTCTCCACATTTCTTGCTCAAGTTCATTTAACGTTTCCGCTCTGGCTTGTAGTACTCGCTTTGTTGCAAACCAAGTCCCACGCGCAATGTAACCTTCTTCGTACATTTGATCGGTTGTACTTCCATGACTAGTAATAAAGGTTCGTTCTCGCTGCATATCAAACTTGCCAGGTAATCCTCTTCTGACATAGTCTGCCAATCCTTGCTCCATAATTCTCTCCGATCTGTTTCGATCCAGATTCTATTATATTCTCTACACTCTGCAACTTTCTTCAACATCTGTTGCCACACTGCTTCAGGAATGAAATCACTCGCTCGAAACGGTGTCTTGAACGGATGGATTATATGTTTGTATTGTCTCAGAATAACATGTGCAATATGGTCATCTGAACAATTAATGTTTAAGTTTGTCGTTCCTTGCCACGTCTCCTTCAGATACTCTGAATTGATTTGATTGGTCGCATATGCAATCCACTTCGAGGACCATTCTTTCACGATAACTTCACCAGTTTTAGAGCCCCTTGGAGCTCTAGACCTACGAAGAGCATCTAGATCTTCATAAAGTTTTGTTAGTCGTGACCACTCAACCATCAGTATCCTCAAATCTTATAGTTTTCTATAATATATATTCAACTTGGTCACTTATATATGTATTGTTTAGAGCATCACCACCTCTATATAATAACTAAAGGGCTGGAGGAGTAAGGAGCTCATTATGATGGCCATAGCTCTAAACATGTCTCTCCGCTTGTAGCTATCGAGAAGCAGGTATAATCAGGGTGAAGGGAGTGGGAATGCAAGCGCTAGAGCTGTGGTGCTATGTTTCAGGCATAGGTGTATTTTGGCGCTGCTCCTTGGGTGAAGTTGTATATCCTCTTTAACTTCTTTACTTCCGACCTGGTTTACACCCAATGGCCCCGCGAGCTACATGCGGGTTTGCCAGTTTAGTGCGCCGAATGAGGCCGCGAGCTCGTGGCGCCGGCCGTCGTTATTAGTCCATTAGCAGTTTGTTAATGCGGATACCCATCGAATTGACCGGTCGTGGATCGCATTTACGACATTAGACTATAAAGATATTTAGAGTAATGACAGTACTAGGTACATATGTACATAGTAACTGTCAACACTCTTCCTTGTCATAGCATTCATGTTCCTACATTTGTGAGATGGATCCCACGTTTCTAGGCACATGGATCTTGCTATGAACATCGCTGTTAGGGGACGTATCTTCTCTATATACAAGAAGCACCTACCTAAAAATTGGTAGATTACTTCCTCCCCTTCCGTCCACGTGGCTTGATTGTTCCACCATTGGTGAAGACATTGTGCTCAACCTGGACGTATGGACCAGTTGAAAGTGCATGCTTGACCGTTGCCCAGTGCACTACAACTTTATCCTCGTCGTTGACGATGTCTTGGTTGAGTCCAGCCTCAATCCACATTTGCAGAGTCCGAACTTCACGGGGTTTCCCGTCTGCCAGAATTGCTGCAAGTGCCTTATGGATTTCACTAACGATGCCAGACTTCTTAGTCCCTGTTACCGGAACTTCAGTCATTACCTGATTCCAGTCGACATTCTTTGCATTGATGGGCGTGTTTGCTGCCATAATGGTACCTCCTGGTACATTTTTACCCACACATGTAATCTAACGTCACATGATTCGTGGTATTCCATCGTTCTTACGCAGAGTTCATGTATGATTTCAGTCATACAATCATCACCCTGAAACTGAAGATAAAAGGGAGTGATCCTTTTATCTCCGATTGCGTTTGCGTGATAGATCACTTTCTGCCCATTCTAGGCGTTGTCTTGCTTGCTGTACTTTCATCTCTGCTATCTCAACTAGACTTGGTCCCTTATGACTCGCAAAGGTGTGGATATCTGTTACTGCCATCTGTAGGTCAGTATTAAATTCTCTAGTACATATCTCATACCTCTTACTGGCTTTACGTCCAGCTTTTATTGCAAATTCCATCTTCTCAAAGACTATTCTTGCAACTTCATGGTTAATTACATGTGAAGTCTCTTTTCGTAGAATTGTTTCTAGGACTTCATTAACCCTTTCATTAATGGGTATACATCCACCAATGTGAACTTTGCCATCTTCGATACACTTAGCTAGATCAGTACTCTCAACTGATCCGTATGATCTTAGAGCTTGTACTACCAAGCCTTTGTTTGCCTCACATTCACTCATAGTATTACCTCCGATACCTCGCATAGATCTGCCATGTAACAGGTCATGCAATGTTGTTCGAATATCTCAACCTCTAGTTTGGTCCCTTTATTCACACATAACCAGTGAATAAGTTCATCCCAGTTGTCAAAGATTGCCTGGTTTTCTCCATCTGGAGCTACCCAGGATACTTTAATAGTTGGTTTCATATCTGTCTCGCTATTACGTTCACATCTCCAATCCACTTCCCGACTTTACCTGTTGATACAGCATTCTTCTGTACATCAGTAAGTCGATCACTATAGTAGGATAACAACTTCTCTGCTTTACCTACGGTGTATGTCTCACCACTCTCAAGTGTTACTGAGTATACCATTACTGGTCTTCTTGGTTTCTTAGGTATAAACTCATCTTCAATCTTATGAGATGTTAGTCCTTCATTCACCCATCTCCTCAGAGTTTCACGATGAGTAGCCTCAAGAATGATCCCAGGTGTTCTTGGTACTGCTTTCAGACATACCTCTACATCTTTATCTGTAGGTGATAGTCTATATACACCCTTTGTTATTCTCTTGGCACGCTTTTCGATTATGAATCTTGCCATCTCTCCGCATGTATTACTATATACATATGAATGATTGAATGGTAATAGATTCCTCTTCTGTACATCTACAGCTTCACTAAGAGTGAAGGCGTAGTAGTGGAACTCCTTGAGGAGCGCCACATATAGAACGTATCTTCCTGCTAACATGAGTCACCACACTCGTTTAGATATATTCTCCACTGATCAATTATCTGATCAAACTTCTGCTGGTGAGTTAAGAATCTAACCCATCTAGCATGTTCAGCTTCATACTGAACTAGTGCTAAAGCTACTCTTGGTGTAAGACGCTCACTGATTGGGAAGTCTTTAATCCCAACCTTTGATCTTTTCACCAAGACCTTTAACACCTTCATTTGATCCTTCATGACTATTAGACTCCAGTCATCCATACACTACCCAATTCTCCACAACTCGGATAACATGTTCGTTACCTTCATAGTCAACTACGATCTTATCGTAGACTTCTTCTGTACAGTATGATCCTAATGCGGCCATTACTGCACTGTCACTTAATCCGAGGCCCATCTGTTTACAGATATCTCGAACTGCTTCCTTCAGTCTCATCCTTCCACCGCACATAGCGGTAGCTCTCAAGATCATTGTTGCGATCTTGGAGTAGTTTATTCGCACGTGGGCAACCATTTCTACCTCAGGTATACCGCCTCAAAACTGTTACCATACATAGGTAACGGGTTCATCATCGACGCTACGGTATCTGCAGTGACTTTACTGATACCACCTACTATGATGATATTTGCATCCATAGTGTGGGATCCCTTACTAGATGGTTGTCCATATGCTAACCATCTCATTTGATGATTACTCCATATGAACTTATACCCTCTTGCAGTTGTGATATCCTCATGGTATCCACGTCGCACTCTTAGTGCAACTTTCTCATTGGCTTCTTGTAGAGCCTGTGTGATAGTCTTCATCAGTCCACCTCGATGATTGTTGCTACCTTATTGGCAGCTTCAATGATCGCGAGTTGCGATCCATGGATATCGGCCCTAAGGCCGCGTATCCGCATTTCGTAGTCCTTAATCTGTGCTTCAGCTTCTATTATAAAAGCTGCGTGTTTCATGGCTTCTGTAGTCATGGATATAACATCTCCTTTACTGGTAGTTCCAGTATTGCCTTCATTAACTGCATGAAGTGTTCTGCATACATGAAGTTCATATCGAACTCCTCTATGGGGCATGGTAACCACACTTCTTGTGGAATATCTCTAGCCCAATATACTGCTTCTAGAGCAGTACCGTTACCTAGTGTAGTCTGTATCAGACTTACACAGTAACCATTAGGGGTATATAGGCGTACCATCATAATCACCTCCTGCCTGTGTCACTCAGGTTTCAGGGGTGTATGATTAGAGTCTCCTCCACCCACATAGTCTAGGGAGACCCTGTGGCCACTCGTATTTAGCCCCACATACCACACATTGATATGTAGTGCTACCACGAGTATCCACAATACGTAGATCTCCTCTACAAGTATCACATACTAGCATCCATCTCACCTCCTCGGATGTTTATGCTCTCCTACTATACTAGGTATCTGACTAGTTCTAGTCATCATTTACCTCGAACGTCTCAGTTACGTAATCGGGTCGATTACATATCCTAAGTTCTATATACGCATCTCGATCACAGCCTGAATAGGTATTAACTATCCAGTCCTCGATCTCTGCGTGTATAGCCTCAACACGACGTCTGAGTTCACTAACTCTGACTTCTTGTTCACCGACACGATATACATACCGAGTGATACCGCCTGCCATATACATCACCTCCTTACTATCCGTTTAACGTCACAGTGGACATATAATCATCAATACTCCTACTAGTATGATGTCAATCACTATTAGTATTATATACTTAGTAATTAACTTCATACGTGCTCACATACCAGTTCCATATTCTCATACATAGTCTATCCATCAGACTATCTTCCTTCCAGCAGGTTAATATCCACATAGTATCTACCAGACTATTACTAGTTGCCAGTCGTAGAACATAACATCTGCTTTAAGTGCTTTCCAGTGTCGTGGATATAACATCCACATTGGAAGCCATAGTCCGTATGTATCGATCATTATTATGAATAAGTCTAGTTTCATAACATGTCTCCTAGATATGCATCGTAGTGTTGTTGTTCATCAGGCTTTACATAAGCTGGACATCGTGTAGTATAACGATGTATACAATGTATACATCCGTATTTACAACAGATATCAATAGGGATAGTAGTTAATTTAGTCATTCATTTCACGTCTTAGTTTTTCTGCTGCTTGTCTATAGTTTCTAGCATTAGATTCAAAGAATAGTTTATTTGATACAGATGTGTCTTGTTTAGACCATATTATATTTTGGTCACATTTATCTTCATAATACTGTACTTGATTTCTTATTTCACTATATGTTTTCATATCCTATACCTCCATAGTAATTTAAGAATATTATAACTTATAACATTCTTATATTACTATATACGGTCCTGGCATACTATTTACCACAAATTCCGATGGTCTGCACAAGCTCCCATGGCTGCAATTTTGCCACCAAGTGGACGAGCTATTGCACAAGCTTCATTCTGCAATTTATAGTGAATACTCCCTCAGCTCCTGGTATTAACCCATATAATTTATATATAGGGTAGGAGATATCTCTCACCGGAGATAGATTCCATGGATAATTGTCCTGTGTGTGCCGCAAAGTCACTAGGTGCGGCTAAGATTAAAGACTGTCTAATGGGAGTATCATCACCATATGTAGTTGCTCAAGAGCTTAACTGCACATTTGAAGAGGTGATGACTCACATTAATAATAGTCATGAGATTCAAGTAGATGCATGTGGAAACATGTCATCACCAGACGCTCTACTTAACAAGCTCATGACAAACATGAGAGTCATGGATGAGTGGATTAACTATATCATTACAACTGTTAATAAGGCGTCAGATGTCGATATGGCTAAAGTCCGAATGATGGTACAACTGACACAAGAAACTCGCAAGACCATTGAAAGCATTGCAGTTCTTCAGGGTAGAGTGGGTTCTGGTGATGCTTCAATGCAAATTAATGCACTAAACGCACGAGTTGTAGGTCTTACTAACAGTGTATTAGATAATTGCTGTTCAGACTGTAAGATGAAAATACTAGCAGCAATGGAAAAACCTAAACTAGTCCAGGAGGCTGATTATGTATGTCTACCGTCGGTGAGTGTAAAATAAAGGGTGGCGAGACTCTTGATGGAAAAGACTACTTTGAGTATATGCGTACCGTACTCAAGGGTAAAGCAGACCCGATCTGGTGGATAAAAGAATACCTAGGAGTATCATTCGAGGACGGTCACCAGGAACAAGAAAATATCATACGTGAGTTTTATCGTCATCGATATAATCCAACTCTAACACCATATAAGTTTATGTACACACTCGCAGGAATGAGAAGTGGAAAGACAGCCATGGACTCAATGATTACCTGTTATGAACTGTTTGATGTTGTATCTCTTCCGAAAATACCATGGGAATACTATAAACTCATGAAGAATCAGTTAGTAACAATAGCTGTACTATCAATTAGTAGAGACCAGAATGATGATGGTCTATGGGGTAATGTTCAGAACTTTTTAACTGAATGTGAATGGTTTAAACAGTGGAGTGACCTCATTCTTCGGTCAGAATATGCTGATATTCCATCTAAAAGTGTAGGTGTACGTGTATTATCATCATCCTCCAGCACTAACGTTGGACGATCAAACCGATTTGTAGCACTTGATGAGCTTGATTCCTTTGAAGCTACAGAGGGTAAGAGAGGTAGTTGGAAGGTTTACAGCAAGATGTTGAATAGTACACAGACATTTAGAGGAGATGGACGATTATGTGCTATCTCAAGTAGCAATGATGATCCTAATAGCATCATGAATACACTCATCCGGCAAGCTAGAGAGAGAGAAGCAACTACTCCTTACGAGAAGAGAACCTTCCTTGCTATTGTAAAACCAACATGGGTGATGAATACACAAATTTCTGAAGCAGAGCTGCGAGAAGAGTATAAGGATAATCTAGCAGCATTCTATAGAGATTTTGCGTGTGAACCAGGTATGTATACAGGTATGGAGTTCCCAGATGGAGTTCAACTAACAAGTATGGAGAATGCTCTATACACCAAGACAAGTCCAAAAGCAGGCATGCCACGTGTAGTATCTCTTGATCCATCAGCAAAGAATGATGCATTTGGAATTAGTATGGCCTACCGAGAGAGAGGACATATTACAGTTGATGGAGTAGATAGATTCACCAAAACAGGCAGTGAAGTCTTCATTAATGCAGAGGATATTGACAAGTATCTGGATGATCTCTACCTTAACTTCAATATAAGGTGGTTAGTGACTGATACTTGGATGTACCCAAATTTAACACAGAAAGCTACCAAGAAGGGTATACAAGTACTCAAGCACATTGTTTATAAAGAAGACTATGACCGAATGAAAGGAAAATTAAAAGATGGCTCTCTTACTGTAGTAGCGAATGATATTCTCAAACGCGAATTACTATCACTTAAGATTATAAATGACAAGAGAGTCGATCACCCACTACAAGGAAGTAAAGATATGGCTGACACTGTAGCAAATTGTGTATGGTGTTTAACAGAGGCTGAAGCACTTGAGCCAGTTAAACCGAGAATTCTAATGGCTCGCGCATTTTAAGGAGGTGGATCATGGGAATAGTAGAACGAGGATTAAAACTATTTGGATATAATGTAGTTAACGTTACACCATACGCACGTACGCAATCATCTGTTGCGACGCGATCTACAGCTGGTAAGAAGACAACCATTAAACTGGTGGAATTCTTACAAGACTTGACCAAGTTTGAGACTATGCAAGATGAAGAGATGCAAGAACAGCTCTTTATATGGGATCCCGCTGTTGGAGGTGCATTAGATCGGGAGAGTACTTTAGTAGCTCAATGTTATAAGGGACCAATACTAAAAGATACTGATCGTAGTATGGATCCAGTAGAAGAGGAGATGCTTAAGAAGGCAAAGGAAATTAGCGATCAGATGAGAATGGCTGATCAATTTGAAATGTATGGTGAGCTTCTTCCTCTATACGGTGATGTTTATATTGATAGTAGAGATCCAATGACCTATAAGGTACTTCCAAACAAGTTCATTACACTTGTAGAATCACTCGAACAAGTTGGTAACATCACACCAGGTCTACTTCTCACACAAGCTAACTTCTTGGTGTTCAATGAATGGCTTCCAGGACAGTTTGTACTTGCTCCAGGAGAGTTCATCCATCTAAAATATAAAGACACCCCTATCTTTAGTACAGACAAGAAAGGTAGATGGACCTTTGGGATGTACTCTGTATCTCCGGTACAACGGGCTATAATCAGCATTTGGCAGATGCGACAAACTGCAATTATCGATATCCTCTACCGGTGGAGAATTATTCCACGAGAGATTCATTCAGTAGATAGTACATTATTCGCTCTTGATCAGTTTGAAGGAACTGGAAGTGAGCGATTAACCGACTCACAGACCTTAGCAAACAAGTTTATCGAGCAATACAACCTAAGTATTAAGGACCAAGCACCTGATCAGGGTTATACTATACTCGATACAGTAACAGTCTCGATGTTGGAAACTAAGGCTAATACGTACATGAAAACCAATGAACTCATTGATCAGCTTTCTGGTAATGTATGGACAGCTTTAAACATGCCAAAGTCAGTAGTTACTGGAGATGGTGCTGGATCATATGCTTCTGAATTAGTAATTAGCAACTATGTAAGTGAGAAAGCACTTCAAATTGCAAATAAGATTAAACCTATGATGCTTGAAAATCTAAGAGCTAGATTACGAGCAATCAACTCAAGTTTCCCAGTAGAGAAGCTGGATCTTAAGCTAGAACTGTCAATGGCTGCTACTAGATTAGAGACTTTCCGAGAAATGGCCATTATGGGAACCCTAAACTGCTTTACACAAGATGAGATACGTGCTAGGTTAGGATATGAACCACTAACCGAGGAGCAGACAAAGCAGATTGCAAAGGTTGCTGAAGATCAATTAAAGGCAAAACTTGACCAATCTAATCTAATTGCTGATGGGGGTAAGAATCCAGAGACTCCTCAATCTAACAACCAACACAAACAAGATGCAGGTCAGCAAGCATCAACTAAAGCAGAATCGAGTAAGAAGATGAGTAGTCCTGAAGAGGACCTTGAGGATATCGCAAACAAACTTGTGCAGGCCATCAAGAGGTGACTGCATGACTAAGGAACGATTAATTGCAGCTATGCGAAATGCTGGAAATAAGACTGCTGAGGAGTTAAAAGCAGAACTTATTCCAATCTTACAAGATATTCGAGAAGGACGAGGTCCTCCTGGTAAGGATGGTGAACGTGGAAATGATGGAACCAATGGTAAAGATGGAGCAGATGGCCCGCCAGGACCTACAGGTATGGTTGGGAGTATCGGAGAACAGGGTCCTATCGGGATACCCGGTTCTCAAGGTCCTCGAGGGGTGCCTGGAGCACCTGGAGATGCAGGAAAGACTGGTAAACAGGGTTTAATAGGTCCAAAAGGTGATACGGGGAATGATGGACTGGATGGCCAGACCGGACCCAAGGGCGCCCCTGGGGAACAAGGTCCTCCAGGACCGAAAGGAGATCAGGGTATCATAGGTCCAAAAGGCGACAAAGGAGATACCGGAGATAAAGGACAGCGAGGAAAGCCAGGTAAAGACGCAGCTGAGTTCTTCCTACCATTCAAAATGAGTGGTGGAGCTACTGGTCCTGCTGGTCCACCGGGTCCACCTGGTCCAGCCGATCCTACTTTAGTCTTTAGTAGGCCTCCATACTCAACGTGTTTTCAGGTCATAAACATTTGGGTCAACGAGCGAGGTAAACTTGTGATACAGTATGAGGATAAGACATAGGAGGAATCCAAATGACATTAGCACAATTCATTATTGATCCCCACACAATGGATGGGGTTGATATTATTGCTGAAATTAATGCGGTAACAGCCGGTGCGGCTACTATTAGCAATGCTGGTATTGTTTCTGCAGTAGCACGACCAATCGCAGCTGGTGAGATTTCAGCAACTGAACTTGCTGCCGCAGCTATCAAGACTAAGCTTCAAGCTGAGTCAGATGCTGATAAGTTGGTAGCAAATTGTCTTGCAGCGACTCCAAATATCGCAGGAAGTCAGATTGTAGCTGGTGGCGCGGCCGATAATCTTGATGCAATGGCTGATATAGATCGTGGCTATGTTCAGACTGCACCTGGAGCTGGAGAGTATAAGATTATTCATATCCAGCGGAATGCAACTGGCAAACTTGAAGTCGATTACGACGACGTTCCAGTCTAAGGTGATCTAGGTGACGGTGATATCTGAACAAGCATTTGTGCATGAAGCTGAAGAAGCAGATCATGCAGATATGACCTTTATGCCACTTGAGGGATCATATACTATCCCTACAGATAACAGTATCATCTCATCAGGATGTTTTCGGATTACACCTACAAAAGTGTTAAAGATTGATCTTGGTGGAGTACTACAGGTGATCTAATGAGTAGATTAAACATGACTAAACAAGGTACACCGTCACCGCCCTCATCTGGGCAGATCGAATTATTTTTTGATACTGCCGACTTGAAATTGAAGCAAATCAACGAGAGCGGTGTGGTGACAACGTTAATTGGAGCAGTAGGTCCTACAGGTCCTGCAGGTGCTACCGGAGCTACAGGTAATACTGGAGCAGCAGGCACACCTGGAGCTACTGGTATTTCAGCAGCTCCAAACTATTATGCTGAATCGCTAAGTGAAACTTCATCCACAACAACATATCCATCATTTGATACCAAGCTAACATTAACATGCACTCCTGAAGCTGGTGATTATATACTACAGTGGTTTGCTGAGTATACTAATACAAGTACAGCTAATAGTAACTACTTCCGTATTCTTCAAGGAGCTGCTACAGTATCGATTGGTACGTGTGCGAAGTTTGATGCAACATATGTAAACAATGGATGGATATCTAGTAGTGGATTTAAGAAGATTACACTACCTGCGGAATCAGTATCATTCTACATACAGTTTGCTCGACAAGCTAACACAGCATATATTAAGAATGCTGTCTTACTACTCAGAAAGGTGAACGTATGATCTATTACTACACAAGTAATACACCTCCAGATATGGATATACTTGAAGGTGCAATTAGATCATCTAGTTTCCAATTAGCGTATGACCACCTACGATGGGATGCAGAAGACATGCACTTAAAGATCTATCTGACTAGAGATCTAACAGGTGCAGAAAAGACTGAATTAGATATTATGGTTGCTGCAGTTTAATGCTGGACAACCCACCTAATTCTTAATTGTGCACTAATCTTAGTGCAATAACTACCCCATATCAGGATGGATTGAACATCATTTAATGTTCAACATAGCATGCTCTGTCCCAGTACATTTATATATAGGGTAGTACATATATAGTTATGGAGGTCCTTGATGGTTGATTCTGTGGAGTGGCATTCCCTTGGAGTTATGTCTGCTGAGGGGATGAGCCTCCGTGTGGGTGCTTTTAAAGCATCCGATGGTGAGGTCGTTGAATTTTCTTCGGAGGTCCTTAAAAAGATCTTCAGTAAGGTACAAGATCCTGTACCTATGTATCTAACGCATAAAGATGCTGGAACTGGGAAACCACGAACAGTACTCGGTCATGCAGTTAAGTTGGGTCTTGAGCATGATGGTGATAAGATTCACTATAAAGCTCTTATGATGGACCCTACATTCAAAATGATGTACGCATCTGGGTATGATGATACTTCAGCAGAGATTGATCCGATCCGGGATGACGCGGGCAATATCATTGATGGCACGCTGACTGGTATTGCTGTTGTACCGAACCCGGCAATAGTCGGCACTGAAATGAAAGTAGCCGCAATGGCATTTGAAGCTCCGGCTTCAAACCCCGTAGGAGGGATAAGATTGACAGGAAATCGTATTGAAAAGACACTCCTCGAGAATGGTGTACCCGTTGATAAGGTTGCATCAGCTCTTCAGGACCTGGAACTGCATTTCAGCAAGCAGTTTGAGACCGCTGGACTTCAGAAGAAGTTCGATGCCTCCGAGGCTGCCCTCGCACTGGCATGTGCAAAAGAAAAAGATATGAACAAGAAGTTCGAAGACCTAACAAAGGAATTCGAGACTCACCTTGGGTACAAGGTTGACCAGCTTGTTGCTGAAGTCAAGACGATTGGATTTGCCTCTCCTGAGGCAGTAGTGGAGGGTCTTCCAGTACAGCAGAAGATCGCCATGCTCAGCAAGATCAAAGAGAATATGATCGCTCAGAAGCCAGCTAGTTCACCATCGGTGGGTCTGCAAGGACAGCCTCCCGCCTTAAATGCAGCCAAACAGTTTGAGAAGGATCTCGCTGATCTTGGATGCACACAGCTGTGGTCTGATCTTCATGCAGCGCCTAAGGAGGCCTAAGAATGTCAGCACCAGAAGGAACAGTAAACGAAGCGGGTTTAAGTAACCCAGCACAGGGTATTGGGTATATCCTTGTTGAAGCAGTTACCCAAGCAGGCTATATCTGGAAGGTATCCACTGTAGCCGGAAGTATGAATAAGACCACTGCTATTGTTGATTGCCCAATTGGGTACAACATGAAGAGCTCAGTTCCTGCCTATCTGCAGGAGATGGTTCAGCTTGTTGAAGGAGCAGCAGTCGCAGGTGCATACCTTGGTATCCAAGCACTCATTCCTGGTCAGGAAGCATACCTCCAGCTTGATGCAACTGCAGCTACTGTAGCTATCGGCGACAGTATTATGCCGGCAACAGCAACACCTGGAAAGGTTCAGCCCAGAAACTCATTCACCAGCTCTGGTGCGTGTGTTATCTTCGCCAAAGCTCTTGAAGCTAAAGTGGCAAATGCAGGTGTGGGTACTATCAGGGTACGGATTGTCAATCCAATGTATCTGCCAACAGGAGTGGTGGTTTAAATGCAATCCAAGTACTTTGCAACTGGATATTCAGATATCCCAATGGAGAAGAAAGATATCATCCGTGAGCTTGTCTATCGTCAGGCCGATCTTCTTCTCCCAGCTAAGGCTGCAGTTGTAATCAAACCGGTCCCGATTCTTGAGATGAAGTATGATATCCCGAAGATCACTACCATTGGCAGCAGCCAGGTGGAAGAAGGGGTACGTTCAGCTCGGAAACACATGGAGTTCTGGCAGATGCCTGTATCACTCAAGAAATACCAGACCACCGTGATGACCACTGATGAAGCTAAGGCTCGTATGATGGGCAGCTACCAGACCAGCATGACTGTAAATGCAGTTGCGAATGGTATGGCCCAGGATATCGATGCTGAGATCTTCGCAGCACTTCTCGCAGCAACTGGACAGACAGTAGCCGCAGGAGCAAAATGGGATGCAACTGCAGCAAGCCCAGCAACAGATGTTGCAGGCATTCTTGGTAAGATCTTCGACAACACCAACATCATGGATACCGATCTTGGAAATATCCAGATCTATTGTCCAGCGAAGGTGTGGAGCTTCCTCAAGATGCCGAAGGATACCGGTCTCCTCTATATGACCGTGAAGACCTGGATGGAGCGTGAACAGGGTGTTACTATTATGCCCACACGTCGTCTGAGTAATGGAGCCCTTGTGGTCCTTCCAGGCGAACAGACTGCACACCACCTGACCTATAACGGTAGTGACATTCCAACAGCAGAATCACGCCGTGAGGAAGGTGTCGGTGATGAGTTCATCATCACTAGGTACTACAAGACCGTGGTCATCCCAGAAGCCGTTAACGGCACCAAGACCTCCCGGCTCGGCTGGATCTCGAACGTGTGCTGAGGGTTGATCATGGCTGTCAATCTATCCACCCTACTTTTTAGGGTGAGAGCCTCTGTGTCTGACATTTCTGTAGCTAATATGGATGATCTAGCAATGTATAGAGAACTCCAGAAAGCTAACAATTTTGTTCAGGCAGTAAAGCGATCGACAGTCACTGATATTGACCTTGAGATACCACTTATCTGTCTGGCTGCATATTATGCACATGCGACGTACACATTACTAAACGCACGCCAGCAAGGTACGATTGATGAATCAGCACTGTTGAGAGATAATAATCTTAGACGTATTGCACAGGTACAACTCGAACTAATTAGTTCAGTTAGTTTAGATGAGAATCTAAACGTAGATGCAGCTCGTTATGAGAGAATAAGAGGACTCGCATTTGCACTTTCACCTGGTGTTATGTATGATTGGAGACTGTGATACTATATGGCAATCTCTGTTAACGATCTACACAAACATCTAATTGAGTGGGGGTATGATGCATCTCTTGAACCCGAAGAGAAAAAGCCACCAGGTAAACTCTACCTTACTTATGATATGACTGTAAAACCTGAAGATGTCGGAATGACATCATATGAGGTAAAACACAAGATCATGATTGATTGGGTAGAAGCACAACCTGATACTATCTCTACAACGGTCATTACTCTAATGGGACGTGTTGGTACAGAGTATGCAATGCAAGATCGGTTTGAGATTGGAGAGCCGAAGATTACTCGAGGAGACGGTGTACAGTATCGTGGTAATAATGAGATTATGTTCCGAGCAACTGGAACACTCTACTATATCATGCTACCAGTATACTGGGTCCAGTGGGTAACAATTGACTTATAAGGAGGAATACCATGGGTAGATATCTAAAGGCTTCAATTGTAGCCGAAACCGTTTACGGAGAGACAGTAATGGCTGCAAATCAGTTTGCGCCACTCCGTGTGAAGAGTATCTCCTATCCAGTTGATAGGGGCCTGCTCTTGGAGGAGAACATTGAGAGTTACATTCCTGTAGCAGCATACGGTGGTGCTCTCAAGGTATCAGGTAGCATTGAAGGTAACCTGAGACCGAAACAAATGAAGCAGCTCATTGAGAGTTGCTTTGGTGATAGTACCGCACTCGGTGTATTAGATCCGATCACCAGTGGTACTAAGTACACACTATCAATGCCCAAGTCTATGCAACTGAAAGTTGGAGAACAGACTCAGTCTGGCGGTTCCTACGAGATGGAGCTGGACTATCAGGGTGTTGGCGTTAAGACTATGAATCTTACGGTTAACTCGAAAGAGTTCGTTACCGCAAAATTCGACTGGTTTGCCAAGATATACAGCACCGGTACATATACTGCACCTACCGCTTCCGAATATAGCGTAGAGGATCCAGCAGTGTTCTACAATGCATTGATTTCATTTGATGGTGGATCATCAGTCTTCAATGTCAAGAGTATGAGCATTAACATTGACCGTAAGGTTGATGAAGACCGGTACGTTATTGGTGACTTCACAGTTCAGGAACTTGGTATCAATGGGCTTACTGATATCTCAGGGGACATTACGTTCACAGAGAAAGAGTATGCTCAGTTCAAGGCAGCGTTGTATGGAGCAGCTACCGCAACTACTCTTAATACGACTAATCCGATTGCCAAGCCTAGCTTCTTGATGATGTTCACGGACCAGGCTGAAGTGAATAAAGCATTCATTAAGTTCGGTGCAATCAATTTCGGTGGTACTGATACTACAATGACTGGCCAGAATGTGATTGAGAAGAAAATCTCATGGAAGGCCACTGGTGATGCCGGAAGCTTTGCTTTTGGTATTGCTACCTAATCCTTTTTAAGGGATGATTAAGATGACTGACGAACCTGTAATTACAAGGCCACCTCTGGCCACCATTAAAGTTGAAACGGCAAATGGAGTCTATGTAGTCAAAAGACCTGGTGGACGGATTGGAGCTAAGAGTATGATGCTCTTATCCAAGATGGCCAGTGTTGAAGGCATGCAACGGATTCCAAAACTGCAAGAAGATGGCACCTACGAAGGTAACGAAGATCCTGAACTGATCAAGCAAATGATCATGAGTAACAATCAACATGCTACTGAAAAGATGGCAGAAGTCTTCGAAGAGTGGGCGCCCCTCATTCTCCCGACTGTTATTGTTACGGGTCCCTTTGTGTACGATGATATGCCCGGTGAAGACCAGCTGGCGTTGTTCATGGCACTTTCACAGGAGACTAAGATAGGAGAAGACTTCTTTCGTATCTTGCCCGCCTAGTCTGGTAACAGAGCTAGGTCTCACTGCTTATACAACTGGATCAAGACCTTCCACTCTAATTGGGTGGGATACTCAAGATGAGTGGGAGGCAAGATTGCAGTTTGATTCGCAAGTGATGAAAACAGTATTGCCGATAATTCAAAAGTTAGTGGGGTTAGGAGGTGGGTCTAGTGACTAAAATTGAAGAGTTAGATCAGAAAATCGATAGTACGGTCTCAATAGTAGACCGCCATGCACAAGCACTTCGAAAGGCTATCAGGCAAAATGCAGGTAGTAAAGTAATCGATGATATTCAAGCTAAGATTGATATCGAATCTGAGCGTGTCTCAAAACTTGAAGTGGAACGGAACGTTCTGTATGGTAAACAAGCTGCTTCTGCTCACGAGATCAGACTCCAAACCTCACTAACAAGAGTACGTGAACTCACTAATAGGGTATCACTTCAGAGAGCTAATGCAAAGTCATTAGCTAAATCTGCAGCATCTGGTACACCTCAGAAACTCCCTACTATCAGTAAAAATCAAGGAAAGCGCGATTGGGCGGATGCTATTCTTCAGCGAAAGGCAGATCAAGCTGTTGATTTAGCTAATAAATTGGGTCGAACCTCACCAACATATTTCGTAGGGAAGGATGTTGTACAAGATACAAGTACAACAGTGTTGGATTCGCCAAGAGTGCCTAGTCAGGTTAAAGCATTAAATCCATCAATGATAAGTCAAGGATATGCTACTACAGTAAGATCGTATGAGAAATTAGCTAATAGAATGGCTAGTGCTTCAAGACGAGAACAGAATCTTCGAAGAAGCTATAACGAAGTTCGACTTGCTGTTAAGCCTGAATTTGATAAAATACTCGAAGATGAAGTTAGATTTACTAAGAAGACTGCAGAAACATATGCATTACTTAATCTTAGACGTCCTACCTTCAGAGAAGACATTCAGGAGGTACCAATTGAGTATCCAAATGTAGGTACCTATCAAGTTGCTAATTCATACTCAGCTGGCGGTAGACTTCGTCCTGTAATTCGTGATCAAGCTCTAAACGGTCGTAAGACAGTATTAGCAAGAGCACAATCAATTGAGAAGATGCTTAGTTCTCTTCATGCTACAGGTGAAGAAGGTATTATTAAGAAATTAAGAACTGCAAAAGCTCCTCGTGATGATTTCCGTGAGATGTATGCACGAGCTTCAATAGATGCAGCTCGAGACTTACAAGCTCAAGAATGGTCAAATACTTCCTGGATGAGACCTGATATTTACCTAAAGGGTATGAAGGGAACTGCAAATGGTAAGTTCACAGGATATCCATTTAGCCTTAGACCTGGTGGACCATCAGAAGGATTTGCTGATGTATTCCAACCAAATGCTATTGATGAGCGAGAATATGAAAATACAGGTGCTGGTAAATACGTTACAGATGAAATTGAAGGTGCAACTAAGTCATCTTTAAGTGCAAGAAAGAGAGCTAATACTGTAGAATCTCCAGTTCTTAATACTAAGGCAGCATTCTGGGACCATTTAAAGATGTTTACTGATAAGCTCAGTGATGTATTTCCTAATTCATCTATCGGGAGTGTAGTTCAAGGTCTAGCTATAGATGATAAGACTAAACCGATGATTGAGTATTTAGTTAACCAGTATACTGGTACTGATACTCTTAATAGAATATCTGAAGAAGAGCGTTCTAAGTATTATAAGATGGTAGATAAAGAAAGATCTCCAGAACTTGCTAAACAATTTATGGAGAAGATGGCGGCTCATCAGAAAGTAAAGCCTCCAGATACTACTACAAGTGATAGAGAAGAACCCGCATATATTGAATGGCAGAGGGGACTATCTTCTCTTGAGGGCTCTAAATATAAAGAGTACTATACTAAAGAGAAAGAATGGACCTATCCTACTGCCGAAAGAGACTATAATGAGAAGATGGAGGGTGATGAGCTTGAGATGGCTCGTAAAGCTTTCCCAATGGACTTCTTCGGTAAGAAACAAAATCCAAATGATAAGACAATATGGAATGCTAGATATGCTCGTGGTATTGGACAAGAGTCTCACCCAGTTCGATCCATCAATAATTTAAGACGTTGGTTAGCAAGAAGAGCATTAGAGGGTCGTGGATACACGCGCACCCATGATGAAGAAGGAGATGTTATTCCTAATGCAGCGCTTGCTATGCGAAATGTTCAAGAAGATCTTGACAAGTTAATGTCTAGAGCTATTATGCGAGATACCGGTAAAGAAGGTCTCTGGCAGAAAGTTGTTGGGCATTCACCAGATCCTACTGAAATGGATGAAGAGGGTGCTCCTCTTGATATGATTGCTAACCTAATTATTGAACAGCAAGGTAAGCAATTATATGGTGAGAAAAACTATGAACGAATGAAGTTCTTAAATAGTGCCAAACATCAACACGCTATAGAACTAATGACTGGTGCAAAGAAGAAACTAGATGCAGGCGGACATGCAGCAGACTTTGGTAAAGATACAAATCTAATACCTGAAGCTACAACACCAGACTGGAGCAGAATTGCACAGTATATGCCAGAAATACCTCGCTTTCAGACTCCATATGCTGTAGGTGAACGTATTCGATCGACTGCAGATCCATCTAGTGAAACGGTACAAACTGAACTTCCCACCTCACCACCTCGTGTAACTCCTCCACCTGCTCCTGCTGTTCGTAGTGATACTAGCTACTTTGAGAAGAGTAACAGTCAGATTAGAATGGATGAGATCACTAAGTTTATTCAACATGAGATGAAAGAACTTACAATAATGGTAAGTGATCCGAAGTCATTCTTTGGAGATTTCTACGAGAAGGTTGATCTAATTAAACAACACATTAAAGGTGTAAGTGTTCAGAACCATGTTACTGGTCGTAAGCTTTATGATGAACTGATGGGATTGCAATCAGACTATCAAGTATTACAGACACCTCTTAGACAGAAAGCTAAAGATAAGTATATACTTCCAGATGTAGAAGAACGGTATACTTCCCAGAAGGTTGCTGAGAAGTTATGGGATATGCGAAGAGAAGGTGAAACTAAACTTTCTGAAGCTATGACTGCTCTAAGAGATCAGATGGAGCAGAAAGCAGCTAAGATAATGGAAGAATCTGGAGTAATGTCTGATTATAAGGTTGGTGAACTTAATAAGGAATATACAGATAAAGCCAGAGCATTATATAATACAATACCAACATCTGAAGAAAAGACAACAATGCCTACAGTAAAAGAGTCAGGTCTAACTACTGAACGATCTAAAGAAGATCAAGCTCGTGAGTATATTAAAGCTGTAGGTGCATTTAGTTGGAGAACAGATAATAGAACACAAGATCCAACCGACTTACTTGCTCGTCAGAGAGAGATACGTAATAAGGAAGCTGCAGATCAAGATGCATATCAATTAGCACATCCACCTAAGAGGATTGTTGCTAGCCCTGACCGTCAAGAGAAACTTCGGAACTATGCACTTCAACATCCTGAACCAGCACAAGTAGAGAATGAGAAAGATAAGTGGATGAGGATTCTTGAAGGTACCTCTCTTAAGCAGAATAGACTTGGTGATATTGCTAGTAAGATGGTTGATAAGTACGCCAAAGTTGCACCTAAGATAAGTATACCTGAAGTCCTAGGAGTTGGTGGAGGTATAGTTGGTGGAACTATAGCTGCCGGTGCAGGAATGTATGATGTTCTTCCAGCAGTAGCTGGTGGATTTGGATTTACCGGTGGTAAGATTGGTGGAAAGATCCATGATAAAATAATGGAGAAGCATAAGAAGCAGCACACTACCACTGGATACGACTGGGATGAAACAGTTACCGGATTTAATAGTAAAAAGACCATTGATGCTTTTGGCGGCTTAACGAAGTTCTTCACGGATATTCCCTTCCCAGACATGTATCAGGACTTTAAGAAGAGCAATGTAAAAGGTGCGTACTTCCAGACATTCGTAGATGATATCATTAAGAATAAGCAGAAGATATTCTCATCAAGAGGAACAATGCCAGGTGATCAGGGATCCTGGTTTAAAGATGAACTCTTAAAGGTTGTTGAAAGCGTTGGTATCAATCCTGCACAGGTTACTACCTCTGAGAATACAAAAGAGAAGGCTAAGCAGGTCTATGATCAGTATACTGAACTTCTTAAAGTTGATAAGGATGCTATCTATCAGTATGTAGATGGAATAGAACGAAATCGAAACAGTCTACAGACTGCTCTAGATGAGTTGTGGCTTAAAGATGTAGGTACTGGTCGTAAGCGTATAAATGTTATATCTGATACAGAACGTGCTGCACAACTTAAAGCTGCTAATAAACGTGAAGGTGTTACACTTCCACCACCAAATCCACACTTTGAGACAGAAGAGGGTAAACCAGTCTATAGAAATCAAGCGAGACTTAATGAGCTTAAAGGTCTTAAAGCTGCAATGCCCACTAAGGGTGATCTTGAGCAAGTGTGGGGATTCTCAAAAGAATATGGTGAGATTCCAGGAAGTAGACGTACTGGCACCGAAAATGAAATTCCAAAAGAAATACTTGCTGAGACACTTGCTAGTATTAAGGCATTTGTTGATGAGACAGGTGTTAGTCAAATAACAATGATGCATTCACATCCAGAAGAGAATGCTATCATATCACCTGATGATGCGGAGACATTCAAGAGAGTATTCCAAAACACACAAGGTATCGTTGACAAGTTTGGTATTGTTGGACGAAAGCAGACAACTTACTTTACATTTGCTCAGGATCTTAAAGATCAATCTAGCAAACTGCAAGGGTTTGTTGATGATATAACTACACAGTTAGCTCCTGCGATACGATCAACAATAACTGATGAAGTTGCATCATCTATGCAATCAAACATAGCTAAGATGTATGGTATCAGTGTTACCTCACATAAGACTGGTCCTGTTTCTAGCAATGTAAGTGGACTAATTGATGCAGATATGGGTGACTTAGCTCATCAAGCCAATGAGCCCGCAGCTTTAATTGATAAGTACTATAAGTTAAAGGATGCAATGGCTGTACTTAAAGGTCAAGCTGAAAATACTTTCGATCAGGCTCCTATTCGTAACGAGATGAATACTATTTATGAAGAGATGACCAGGATAAAAGCACTTGTTCCAGTTCTACAAGAAGGTCTTGGAACTGAACTTACAGTTACAGAACCCGGTGAGGTTGTACACACTGTTCCCGAAACTACTCATGCTCTTCCAGCACAAGCAGAATCACCCTACCAGGTTCCTGAAAAGAAAGGTAGAAAGTGGATGACTCCTGAAGAGATGATTCAGAAGTCATTCGACTTTGATAAGCTTCGTACATTTGTAGGTGAACGTACTGGTCTTAAACCTAGTGCACTAAAGAATGATCAGTTTGTATCTGAAATCTATGCTAAGTTAATGGCTAGACTTCTCCCAATGGGTAAGAGTATATCAACTGAGTTGTGGAGATCAACAAGTGGAACATTACGATCTAATACTGATCCATACGAAATGGAAGAGTATATGAAACATCTGAAGAACAACTATGAGAAGATGTTCGGTCGTCCTATTCCATATCCAGAAGCTGCTAAACCAGCAGCTGGAGTTACAGGTGGTTGGGAAGACACATTCTCTGATCGTGCATGGGGAACCCTTGACAAAATGATAGGTCGAACAGTTGAGATTAATGTTGGGACCTATACTAGCGATGCAATGATGGAAGCATCAAAACAACTTCGTGCTGGTCCTGGATTTACTAGTCTAGCAACTACTGAAACAGAGCGTGGTGGTGGACTTGAAGGTGCTGGTATTGCTCATGGATTAAAAGCTACATATACAGCTCGTAATCAGGATCAACTCGATCAGCTTATAAATCTCAAGAGAGATATTGAAGCTAGTGGACCTGAGATTAACCAGGATCGCACCTCCATTGTATTAAAAGATAAAGAAGTTACCTTAAGTACACTCTTAAACGAGAAGGCGGATAAGCTTCGAAAGACTCAGCATATGATGGTACAGAGTCAGATGGCAATGTTGGGTGTATACTTCTCGACATTATCTGTAATGAACTTGATTGGGCAAGTTTGGGGAGCTCTTGGTTCACAGTTACAGAAGATTGAAACTATCTTTAGTAACATTGGGTTAGCTATTGCATTCGGACCTAAAGGCGGTGCAATGGCTGGTATGATTAGAAGCATGCTTGGAGATACCAAGAATATTGTTAATGCTTGGAAACAGTACCAAGGGTTGACAGCTTCTATTAGTACAATGCTGGCCTATGTAGCATATAAGATATTCAGTGATAAGCGTGTAGTTACAGCTATCACAGATATGCTGGATAAATTAGCTACCATGCTCATGGATCCAGGCTTCATTGAGAAGATCATAGTTCTTGTATCTAAGTTAATAGAAGCAATTCCTACTATAGTAAGTTTCCTAATGTGGGTAGCTACTAAGATCATGGAGATTGCTACACTTCCAGGAATGGACAAGATACTTGCCTTTATGATTGGACTTGGAGTAGCAGCCGCTATGGTAATGCCATTCCTTGCAATGTTTGGAGCTGGTATTGAAGGTATTGTATTAATCCTTAAGGGACTAGCATGGGCATTAGGAACAAATCTACCAGCTGCATTTACTACATTAAAGACTACACTAGGTGGAATTAATATCTCTAAATCACTTGGACTAGGAGCAGGAGGTCTCGGTGTAACTAATGCACTAAAAGGATTACTTACAGGTAATACTGGAATTGCAGCAGGTATGGGGGCAAATAAGGGAGTTAACGGAATACTCGGATGGTTAGCTAGTAAGGGTCTTATTAATCTTGGTACTAAAGCAGTTGCTGGTGAAGAAGTAGTAGCTGCGGGTGCTGAATGGTATGGTGCTGTTGCTGCAACTGAAGGTGGGATCGGATCTACTGTAACTGCAAGTGCTACACTAGCAGGGTCAACGTTTGGTGCTGCATTTATAGCAGCTATCGTATTAGTACTTGATGCTTGGATCTACGATGTAGGTGGATTCCGTACATATATTAATAAAGCCCTTGATGATGCGATGGGTGGTATAACCGAGATGGGAAACAAGCTTGGATCTATCATTAAAGGTATCTTTGGTAGTGTTTTATACACCAATGAGATGTTTGCCAAGATGTGGGATGCAATGCTCACATGGGATAAGGAGAAAGTAAAGAAACTTGGAAGTGAGCTTGCAACTGGTATTAGTAAAGCAGTAACTGATGGATTACTAGGAGCAGAAGATACTTCTGGAAAGAGAACAGGTGGTTTACTAGATATTATAGTTGCAGGACTAGTAGGATCAGTTAATAGTGAATCTGTTCAGAAGCAACTTGGTAGACTTGCAGTTGATATTCTCTTAGGAGTAGGAACCGCCGTATGGGCAGCTGGAACTGTATTCGCAGATATCATAATTGGTATTATTGATGGAATAGCAACAGCGTTCCGATCAGGAGACTGGTCAAAGCTTGATGCTCTTGGTGCAGATATTGGTATGACAATTGCACAGGGCATTCTACGTATGATACCTGGATATGACTTCCTTGCTGGGATGTATGAGCAAACAATAGGTCGTGGACAAGGTGCAGCTAATGAAAGATCAGCATTACCTGGCCAGTGGTATTGGGATCCAATATCTAAACAGAATGTTCTAAAGAAAGCTGCAGGTGGTTCAGTATATCCAGGACAGTCCTATATGGTAGGAGAACGAGGTCCTGAGATGTTTACCACTAAACAATCAGGTACTATTGTTCCAAATGATCAGCTTGGAGGAGGAGTTAATACTCAAACAGTAACTAACTATCTAACAGTTACTGTAAACAATAAAACTGATGAGAAGTACCTAATGGAGCTTATAAATAAGAGATACTATGGAGCATCAGGATGACCCCTCCACTAATCATTACTAGACAGGTTAAGATAAATGATCTTAACCCTATTTTAGACCCAAAGGAGCAGGCACATCTATATCCATCATCCATAACAGTTACAAAAAAGACAACATCAGTTATTACTCCTATACCGGGTGAACAACACCTACCTATACCGATTGGGCCTGAAGCAAAAGAGATTCTGATAGAGGCTCCATGGAATTTGAACAACCCTCCTTGTCCTGAATTTCCTGAGTATAAAGACAGCTTGAAGAACTGGACATGTAATTCAATATATACAGTAACTACATTGGGATCACTCGTTCAAGAAGAGATTGATGGGCACTACTTAGCAAAGGCTATTGGAACCACTCGTGATAAGACTGGAATGGCTGGAGCTAAGAGTACCTGGAAATTAAATATGAACCTTATTAAGTTACGAGATGTAGATGTTGTAGACTGTCCTGCATTCAATGATACTACAGTGTCATCTACTATTGCATCTACAGGAGCTACTCCATATATCAGAATGGTTAACCTATTAGCTCCATCAGAAGTCATTCAAGTTGGACTAATTAAGATAGTAGTGAAGCATCAGGGATCTATTCAATCATTTCCACTATACGATTGTGAAGCTCTTACGATACTTCCTCCACTAGGAAATATAGGACCAGTTATAGATATTACCTTTAGAGTTAATACAGTTGCTATGTATACCTTAATAAAGGCTTGGGCAGCTTATAGAAGTCTAGTTGTATCGACTACTCAGAATATGTATCCTGAATTTGATAATGATGGTACAGGATACGACTCAAAGTGGATTGTAAATAATATTAGTATAGCTCGAGGATCAGCTTCAGGTGCTGGAGTTGTACAAGGACAAACATTACGAATTGTATCTATGTCTCTAACTAGATATTGGAGATATGCAGACATGGTAGGTGCATAATGGCTAGTGTTTCAACATATTGGCAGCTAATTGATAATGATCATACACATGCTCCATATAAGTGTATAGATCCAACAACTGCAGTTGTGTTATCTAACTTAAAAGCTATTGATACTGCAAAGATTGCAGTTATGGCTCCACTAGTAACTGGTACACGATTTCCTGTAGTTGTAACTGGAACACATGTAACCATTCAGGAAGTTGTTGATACTGATGGAGTTAAGACATACTATGACATTCTAGTAGGAATAGTTAAAAAGGTAACATCTCCAGCTAATCAGGATGAGACTATACCCGGTATATTACTTCGTTGGGATTACAATATTAGTGAACTAGCTGATGAGTTAGATCAATTAAGAATTGATAATGGTTCTAAGACATACAGTGTAGTATTTCCTGGTGGAGTTGCAACATCTATACACGTTGATAGTATTCTAAGTAATTCTACTTGGACACGTAATTCAGCACTTGCAGCAACAACAGAGACTATTAGAGCTACCGGAATGACTACTCTTGGTGCACTAAACAAGTTTATATCACAACTAGCTGCAGGAACAGATAAACTAATCTACCATATGTGGTTTAATAATACAACTAAACAGGTAGAGTTTGGAACTCATCGGATCGATCATACTGCTAGTATTGATTTTGTAAAGGGAATGTTTTGGAATCATGAGACCTACCAGAGTTCTATATCTCAAGTTAATGGGGTACGTGTATATGGAACTCAAGCTGATACACCAGTACATGGAGACTATCCAGTTCCATTTACTGGTGATCAACTATTAATGTATCAATATGATACTGCAACAACTGCTGTTGAGTGTGCTCAGATAGCAACAAGTATCTTTCAAGAACATTGTAGTGATCCAAAGACACGTGTTCAGTTTAACACTAAGCGATCTCTTTGCCAAGTTGGTGGTGTACAATTACATGTTGGTGATCTAATCAAGTGTATGGGTGCACCATATATTATTATGGATATTACCTATTCAGTTGGTGAAGTGCAAATTGGACTTGGATATCCTACACAAGGGATTCTTGATCGATATGGAGATAAGCTTAGATTAATGACAGGTACTACTAGTGGACAAGCAGATCAGAGTTGGGATCCAGGTAGCAAGTATGTATCGAGTGACCCTGCTATTGTTACTGAATTTACAATGACAATTGTAGATACATCTGCTATTACTTCACTTGATATGGTAGTTACACTAGCATCATTTGATACATCAGTATCTGAACTTCAAACAAATGTAGCGAATAAGTTATTAAGTGTAGCTGATGTACCAAGTTGGTATACTCCATCAGCAACTTCAACGATTGAGTTA